GTGTTAAAGAACCTACAAGCATTTATGTAGATAGTAATGGACACAATGCTAGTATTGCTAAGTTTATTGAACGTGAAATTGATTTAACTCCCAAAGGAATCATTGACAGGTTTGATTTATTCAAGTATACTAATTATAGTAAAAACTGTACATACGGACACTTCGGTGATAAAGATGTACCATGGGAAAGGATAGGATGGTAAATTATGGGATGGTGGAATAAATTAATTAGAGATTCTAAAAAAGAAGCTGAAGCTATTTTAGATGAAATAGAAGAAAAGACTCCGGAAGATATTCGAAGAGCAGCATTAGACGAAGAAAAAGAAGCGGCTACAAACGCAAATCAACCGTGGGTTGCTGTACTAGATACACAAGTTAATCCAGATAATATTAAGAACGGATTCTTTGAACTTGACTGGAATAACGAGTTTATCGAGCAATTACTCGATGCAGGTTATAAAGGTGAATCACAAGAAGAAATTGTTGATGCTTGGTTTAAAACTATTGTAACACAGATGCTAGATGATGAAGGTCAAACAACTGATAGAGAGATGGGCTATGTTAACGTAGTTCCTATCGACAAAGGAAGAAGCGAAGTAAGTTAATGATTGACATAAGCCAGATCTGGTGCTATAATAATACTATAAATTACACAAAGGCAAACTAATGGCAACTTATATTCTTGTAGATACAGCTAACACTTTTTTCCGTGCAAGGCACGTTGTTCGTGGCGACATTGACACTAAGGTTGGTATGGCATTCCATATTACACTTGCTGGTGTTAAGAAAGCATGGAAAGACTTTAAAGCAGATCATGTTGTGTTTTGTTTAGAAGGTCGTAGCTGGCGTAAGGACTACTATGAACCTTACAAGCGTAACAGGCAAGTTTCACGTGATGCACTTACTCCTGCACAACAAGAAGAAGATACTGTGTTTTGGGAGTGCTTTGACGAGTTTAAGAACTTTGTTACAGACAAGACTAACTGCACTGTTATGCGACATTCGCAACTAGAAGCAGATGATCTTATTGCTGGCTGGGTACAAGCACATCCTAATGACAATCATGTTATTATTAGTACTGACGGTGACTTTGCACAGCTCATTGCGCCTAACTGTACACAGTACAATGGCATACAAGATGTTACTATTACACACGAAGGTTACTTTGATAAGAAAGGTAATCATGTAATTGATAAGAAGACTAAAGAAGCTAAGCCTGCACCCGAGCCTGACTTTATGTTGTTTGAGAAGTGTATGCGTGGCGACACTAGTGACAACGTGTTTAGTGCTTACCCTGGTGTACGTAAGAAAGGCACTAAGAACAAAGTTGGTCTTATTGAAGCATTTGCAGACAAAGACAACAAAGGCTTTAACTGGAATAACATGATGCTACAGCGTTGGACTGATCATGAAGGTACAGAGCATCGTGTACTAGATGACTATCAACGCAATGTTGTACTATGTGACTTGACTGCACAACCTGCAGACATTAGAGAGATAATTAATAATACTATTACAGAACATGCAAAGCCTAAAGAAGTATCACAGGTAGGCATGCGTCTTATGAAATTTTGTGCTAAATGGGATATGCAACGTATTGCAGACCAGGCAGCGCAGTTTGCAGAACCATTACAAGCGAGGTATCCCCATTGATTAAAACAAAAACAATTCTTAAAGACAAGTTTTGGATTGTCGAAGAAGGCAACGACAAAGTAGGCACTCTTACATGGAATGACGATAAATTTGTTCTATCTTCAAAAGGCAGTGTAAGCTTTTTTGATACTAAGCGTCAATTAGAAAATACATTAGGGTTAAAACTTACAGAAAAAGTAGCGTCCGAGACTAATGTAGATATTACAAAAGAAGTATACAACTATCCTACAAGTTGTCGACCATTTAATGAAATGTATGATGTAAAAAGAAAACTGCCGTTGTTCACAAAAAGTGCTAAATCTAAAAGCTTGTACTGTGCAGGATATTACATTATACGCTTTGATAAAGGTTGGGTACAAAGTCATTGTCCTAAGCTAATCACATTAGAACGCTACAATTATAAAGGCCCGTTTAAAACAGAGTTTCAAATGCGACAGGAATTAAGCAATGCCAAACGCTGAACCTCTAAATACTTTACCAATACAGCAATTCATTTCTCAAGTAAAAAGTGCTGATGCCGGGCAGGCACGAGAAGTAAAGGTAAATATACAGCAAGCTAAAAAACTTGCATTTACTCTAGGTGAAGTAATGACTAGATTAAATGGTGATCTTGAGAAACTACTTATAGATCAAGCTAAAGGCGAAAATGATTTAATACAAATTCAAATGGACGCAGGAGCAGGCTGGAAATAACCCACAGGTATATTTATGGAATGGTACAAAGTTTGGAGGAGCAATCCTAAAAAAGTAAAACATACGACCATTGATGTAATGAAGGATGATGTAGATCCTTCAGAAGTATCAATTGAAAATGCCTACAAAACTCGATGGATTTGGTATCATACTATATTAGCAATAGGTATCTTTTTTACAAATATTGTATTGATTGCTATACTATTATTACTTGCTATAAAGCTATAAAGCACGTAGATAACTGCAAAAAGAGATAAATATATGCGTAGTTAATTAGAAGGATTACGCATATGAGCAGACCAAAGCCAAAAATTTTATTAGAATTTACTAATAAAAAAACCTATAGATCAGAACAAGTATTAGATGCCGAAGCAATTTGGGCTGTTTTTTATCAAGGTAAGCCTTTCAATTTAAAAAGTTCTAATGCACTAACTAACTATCCTGGTCCTAAATATAAAAAAACAAGTTTCTCTAATCCTGGCCATGCACACAATCTTGTAAAAAAGATGAACGATATGTTCAATACTACTGACTTCTGTGTTGTTAGACTAACAACCGGTGAAGTTGTTGACGAATGAACTGGAAAGAGACATATACTAAGATCTTTCTAAAAGAACTTAACAAAACTATTGACGAAACTAATGTTAAACAGTATATGCCAATATGGTGGAAAAATACACGAAATAAAGGAACAGGTGGATTACGATTAACCGACGAAGGAATGGAAGTATTACAAACTATAGGATTAGCAACCTACGATATACCATATCCAAGAGACATGCCGTTAACTACACAAGTTATTATTTTTTTAGATCAGTTAATAGATTGCCCTTACTATATAACTAATAGAGCAATAACAGTAACGAACGAAAAGAAAGCAGTCGAGCTTACACTGTTTTCGGGCGATTTAAGAAAGTACGGTATTACAAAAGCAATGAAAAGACAAGCCAAGGATGAAAATTGATCTACACGGATTGCATATTCACAATGCTTGGAAACATTTCAATCAAGCAATAACTGAAGCATATCTATCAAATAATAAAAAAGTACACGTTATAACAGGACAAGGTGCTATTATGCGTGAAGTTGAAGTATGGGCACGTAATCATTCATATGTTAAAGAGTGTGTTCAGAATCCAAGAAATCCCGGAAGTTTTTCTATTAAATTACAAAAAAGTGGTTGACTTTTCCTGTATTGATGTTATTATAGTTACATAAGTTATTAATTAGCACTGAAACTTTAGAAGGGTAATACACATGGAACATATCTCAACACGCACGGTTACACCAAACAGCGCAAAATCTAGCATCAAAGTAGCACTACGTAAAAAACGTCCAATCTTTTTGTGGGGACCTCCAGGCATTGGTAAGTCCGAAATCGTTGGTCAAATTACAAATGGCTTGCCTAACTCACACTTAATTGACATTCGCTTGTCATTATGGGAACCTACAGACATTAAAGGTATTCCGTACTTCGACAGCAACTCAGGTACAATGGTTTGGGGTGCGCCTAGCGAACTTCCAAGCGAAGAGTTTGCGGCACAATATGATAACATTGTATTGTTCTTAGATGAAATGAACTCTGCGGCGCCTAGCGTACAAGCGGCAGCTTATCAACTTATTCTCAATCGTCGTGTAGGACAATACAAACTACCTGACAATGTAATGATTGTTGCGGCTGGTAACCGAGACGCAGACAAAGGCGTTACATACCGCATGCCTGCTCCGTTAGCTAATCGCTTCATCCACTTAGAATTAGCAGTATCATTTAATGATTGGTTTGACTGGGCTGTAGACAATAAAATACACAACGAGGTAGTAGGCTTCCTTACTTTTAGTAAGAAAGACTTATACGATTTCGACCCTAAGTCACCTTCACGCTCTTTTGCAACGCCTCGTTCATGGACGTTTGTATCAGAACTTATTGAAGATGAGTTAGACGAAAACACCACTACTGATTTAGTTAGTGGTTCAGTAGGAGAAGGCTTGGCTGTCAAGTTTATGGCTCACCGCAAGGTTGCTGCCAGTATGCCTAATCCAACTGATATCCTAGCAGGTAAAGTCAAAGAGATGAAAGGTAAAGAAATCAGTGCTATGTATTCCCTTACTGTATCTCTGTGTTACGAGTTAAAAGAAGCTTGTGACCGTGGCGACAAAAAGTTTGATGACAAAGTCAACAACTTCCTGCGCTTTGCAATGGACAATTTTGATACCGAACTAGTTGTTATGGGCATTAAGCTCGCACTTACTCAGTACTCATTGCCCATTGATCCAGATGAGGTAGCATGCTTTGACGAATTCCATGATCGTTATGGTAAGTACATTAAGGCTGCTCAATCATCGTAACTAGATGGGTAGGTCTTTTATAGGCCTACCCATTCTTTTTGGTTGACATTTCTATAAGATATGTTATAATAATAGAGTAATAAAACAAAGGACATAGCACATGTTTGACTCACAAGTTATCTATAATTTAGACGGTAAGAAGAATTGGCAACCAGACCCTAATATTACAGATGCACAATTACTTGTAATGCGAGAAGAAGTATTAGATCGTATTATTGTTGCACGAGTAGGCTTATTACTGCGTCATCCGTTCTTTGGTAATATGGCAACACGTTTACAGATTAAGGCAGCAGACGACTGGTGTCCTACAGCTGCCGTAGATGGTCGTAATTTATACTATAATACACAATTCTTTAATGCTATGGACAATAAAGAAATTGAGTTTGTTATCGCACACGAAATTTTACACTGTGTATTCGATCACTTAGAGCGCCGTACTTGGCAGGGCCGAGACTTAGATGCATTGCTATCTAATATTGCACAAGACTATATTGTAAACAATACACTAGTACGTGACCGTATTGGTACTAAGCCTAGTTTTATTGATTGCTATCAAGATTTTAAATACGAAGACTGGACTTCAGAAGAAGTATATGATGACTTGTTTGAAGAAGCTAAAAAGCATGGTGAAGAATATCTTAAAACACTAGGCGAAATGTTAGACGAACATCTCGAACTAGACGACGAAGGCGGTAATGGTGGAGACGACGGAGACGGTACTGACGGCAACGGTAACAAGATAAGTCAAAAAGCACCTAAGTATTCTAAAGGCGAAATACAAAAAATTAAGGACGAAGTAAAAGATGGTATGCTACAGGCTGCACAAGCCGCAGGTGCAGGCAATACACCTAAGGGTGTGCAACGTATTATACAACAACTAACTGAGCCTAAAATCAATTGGCGTGAATTGTTACGCCAACAAATTCAGTCTACCATTAAAAGTGATTTTACATTTAGTCGTCCTTCACGTAAAGGACAAATGAGCGGAGCAATATTGCCCGGAATGAACTTTGAAGATACTATTGATATTTGTACATGCATTGACATGAGCGGATCTATTGGTAACGCACAAGCAAAAGACTTCTTAAGTGAAGTACAGGGCATTATGGACGAATACAGAGACTATAACATTAAAGTTTGGTGCTTTGATACTTCTGTCTACAATGAACAAGACTTTACTACCGACAACGGCGAACGGTTAGAAGAGTACGAAGTCATAGGTGGCGGCGGCACTGACTTTATGGTTAACTGGACATATATGAAAGATCAAGGTATCGAACCTAAAAAACTTATTATGTTTACAGACGGTTATGCGTGGGATAGTTGGGGAGATCCAGACTATTGCGAAACTGTGTTTATTATTCATAGTCATGGGGATAAAAATTTGCAAGCACCGTTTGGTGTAACTGCACATTATGACGAAACTGCATGAAAACAATAAAAGAACCTAATCCTCTTAACTTCTTTAATGTAAGGAAAGTAAATATACTTCCTCCTCATTTTGAAGTTGTGGTACAACCTATGATGTACAATCTAGAAGATAGTGTCGGTCGTTGGATTAAGACACATCTAAAAGGAAGGTATTTTGTAGGCAAAGGAGTAGCACTCCAAAACTCGAGTATTGAAACAGTATACAAAATAGGATTTGAAGATCCTAAAGAAGCAAGTTATTTCATGTTGGCGTGTCCACATTTGAAATATAAGTAAATACTATGCACATATATATTATTACAAAAGGAGATTAATATGAGCGAAGAAAAAGCACCAGACCTAAGTGTACAGGATCTAACTGCAATGAAGACTATTATCGATGTTGCAAGTCAACGTGGCGCATTTAAGCCAGGTGAGATGACTACAGTCGGTACAGTATACGATAAATTAGAAAAGTTTCTAAACGCTGTAGCGGATCAGCAAGCGGCATCAGAAGAAGATAGCGCTGAAGTTCCTACAGAAGAAGCTCCACAAGGAGAATAATATGCCAGACATGAAACATGTCGGAAGACAAATAAACAACCAGCGCAAGTGTTTTGTTGCATACAGAGTTGTTCCAAAAGATCCAGAGAACTGCTTAGTAGTCTTTAGTGACTCGCTCGATGCATCTTATCACGATTCATTAGTTGAAGTAGTAGAGTCTAATGCAGGACAAACTGCATACGAACTTGCTGATGCAATGATGCGTGTAAAACTTGCAGACGGAAGAAATATGTTAACACACTTTTCTGCTACAGGCAAGCTAGTAAAGATGCCTACTAGAGATATTGAAATGACTCCTAACTTTAGTGCTAAAGTAAACCTTGCTGAATTAAACAGCATAATTGCACAACAAAAAGGTGTTGCAGTAGAAGATTTAGCATTGCAAAACGGTGACGATAAAGAAGCACCAGGCAATCCAGATCCTGTTGCAGTGTACACTGAGCAACCTGCTCCAGTAGCTGCTCCGGATAGTGGTGTATTGAGTGATGAAGATTTAGCATCACAATATAGATCACAAGCTGATGCAATGTTTAAAGAAGCACAAATACTACGTAAGCAAGCTGAAGAGCTAGTACCTACAAAGAAAAAGGCAGTGAAGACTAAAGCTAGTGCCTAAGAAGAAGAATAATATATCTCCGGAAGTAGCCGATCATTGGCCAGGTGTACTCGATGACGTCGACATAAAAGTCGTTCCAATCGAGTACATCAAGTCCGTCGAAGTAAAATTTGACGATGGTAAGGTCTGGGTAATGGATATCGACCGCGAAGAAGCTGATGCTGAAGAATTAGACATTGCTCTTGAAGAAATTCTTGAAACATACGAAGACGAAATAGAAGGTGTTAACTTTGTTGTTGATATTCCTAAAGTAAAACACGATATTATAAAGCGTACTAGAATGTTTATGAAGAAAAAGAAATAAAAAGGCATAAATACATATAGCAAATAAACTAGGAGTTATGGGTAATGGCCTTAAAACTAAGACGCGGAACTGATGCACAAAGATTAACAATTACACCTGAAGCAGGTGAACCTCTCTGGATAGATGATACATTACTGTATATAGGCGACGGTACTACCCAAGGCGGTGTTAAAGTTCCTGTTGTGGCAGCAAGTGACTTAGCTGCATTAAGTATTGATGCATTTACCGATGTTAGAACTACAGGAGCAGGCCATGTTCCAAGTGATGGACAAACACTAATTTGGCATGAAAGCATGGGACATTGGATGCCAGGAGATATTCCTGTTGCAGTTGGCGATGTTCAAGGATCTGTGTTTGGCGATGATAGTACATTACTTGTTGATGGAGTTAACGGACTAGTAACAGGTAATATCAATTCAGTAGCTGCTACTGTAAAAGCAATTAATAATCAAAACATCGAAATGGCAAACGTTGACGGTGAGCCTTTATTAAGAATCATCAGCGAAACAAACACTGGTACGTTTGGTGCATCTGTAATTAGTATTAATAATAGCCACACAGGTACATATGGTCAAGAAATTACGTTTAATAGATCCAATGGTACAAATGC